TAACGCTAATTGTAAACCAATAATGAGTCCCATGTATTCGGCGTAGTTGTTCGTTATATTATTACCTAAATATTTGGAATCGTTGTCAATTTCTATGTCGTATTCGTCGTATAAAACAGCACCACACGCGGCGTGTCCGGGATTGTGTTTACTTGCACCGTCGAAATATAAAGAATACATTACTTCAAAAAAAAATTGATATATATATTTAATCAGTTTTTATATCATTTAACAATATGAACAACATTTTGATTTTTGATTTGGAAACAACAGGATTTCCGAAATATAAGAATGCAAAACCGTTTCAAAGTCACTACTTTGACAACGCAAGAATTATTGAAATAGGATATATTATTATTGATCCAAGTGGTGAAGTTTTAAAGTCTGTCAACCACTTTGTTAAGTACAAGGAAAATATTAAAATTGAGAACTCGTTTATTCATGGAATAACAAACGAGATGGTAATGGAGCATGGAGTAATGATCGATGATGTGTTTGACGAATTGGTGAATGATCTAATTAATGTGGATACCATAGTTGCCCACAATATACAATTTGACTATAATGTGTTGTTATCTGAGGTTTATAGAAAATACAATAATTTCAAACATCTGTTGGGACTGTTATATTCCAAGGATTTGCATTGTACGATGCAAATCGGTAAGAAATATATGAGTTGTGGAAAATATCCTAAGTTGGTCGAGCTATATAAGTTGTTGTTTGATGAAAATTGGGTGCAAACACATCGTGCTTTAGATGATGTGAATATCTGTGCAAAGTGTTATATTGAAATGATGAAATTGGACAAAGATCAAAATGTTTAGGAGAATCCAGAAGATTATAAAGTAACCGAACTTTAATGAAACTATTATAAAAAAAGCTAAAAATGGTGAAGTATTTTCTCAACCAATAATAAGCGACATGCTTGAACCTTTTTATCATCTAAATACATATGATTTGTTGAATCGTAAAAAAACAATGAAAGTTAAACACACGTTCTGTTCACTACAAGATGCATGTGAACAACTCACATATCAGTATATGCCATATGATATATTCAACATGGTTTGGGACCAGATATTACCATGTGAAAGATATATATACGAGGATATAGATCATGATCAAGAATATGCTTTTTTATTTTCAGAATTTGTACATAAAGGATCATATAAACGGAACAAAAGGAAAAAATCTTTGAAAGTAAACAAAGCATTTCGATTGGTGTATTTAGATGAAGAGTAATGAAATTGTTTAAAATTAAAATAAAGTTACAAAATAAATGAATTTCATAACAACTTGGTTCAAACCACCGATATGTTTCCGGAAATATTACACAATGGACAAGTTTAATTGTGATTGTCGTTGTATTTTGAAGTGTAAATATCCACCACCATCAGAATTGATACCTATAAAAAATGAAATGCCTGTTGATAAAGTTAAGTTTAAGTACACTCATTTCAATTAGTTTTGAAATTGTATGTATGGAACTCTTTCAGAAGTAAGCTTGGTTTTTGTACAAACTGTATCGTTTGAGCGTAGGAGAATAGATTCGGGTTCCCCATAATGAAACATCTATGTTTGGCACGACTGATTGCTGTGTAGAGTAATTTTTTTGCATCGTTGTTTGACCAAGAGTATTCGTGAGAGTCTCCTACTATCAACACAACATTATCGTATTGACTACCTTGCACTTTGTGAACGGTTAAACAATAAGCCAGATCGAATTCCTCATATAGTTCGTTGATGGATACCTGTTGGGACGATTTGGAATGAATGTAATTAACATCAATGCAGTTATCTTTTTTGTTTCTTTTAATGTAGGCGGTGTCACCATTGGCGAATAGTTCTTTGACATTATTTTCTTCGTCTGTGACGCTGCTATGATAGTTGTTAACTTTTCTTACAACCATATCATTTTCTCGAAAGATGTTGGGAAGGTGGGGAAATTGTTTGCAATAGAATGATATGTTATTTTTAGAATATATGGATTGTAGAATCTTGTTGATGTTGTTTGTTCCTTCGATATGCTTGTATTGAGGAGAAATAAATTGACAGTTTTTAGCATTCAGTTCGTATTTTTTAATTAAATTATTGATATTGTTAATGGAGAAATTGTAGAAGAACACGGACTGTTTATCGAAATCGCTGTTTGTAATGTTAACACCTTTGCTCAATTTAACGATGATGTTTTTCAAATTACCTTTGTTTTGTCTTTTGATGTTGGTTAGGTAAGTAATTTTAAATAATTTGGATTCGATCATTGTTCCGAGAGGGTATCCTCCACCAATAGGAGGTAACTGTTGATGGTCCGCCAAGAGAACAAGTTTACAGTTATCGAACACTTTACACCATTGCACAATCTTATATAAAAGGATATTATCTACCATGGAAAACTCGTCAATAACCATAAGTTTGGGATAATTGTTTTTAAGGTCTAAAAATCCGTCAAACAAAAGTTTGTGAATGGTTCCGATGACAGTGTTTGTAACGAAACATTTGTTACGAATGTTGTTCACCGCCATACCGGTAGGAGCGGTCAAGCAAATCAAGTCATTTTTATAATATTGGCATATACAATCCGCAATGGTAGATTTTCCTGTTCCAGGAAATCCACAAATGATGCTAAATTTGTTGTTTATTGCTGTTATAATAGCTTTTTTCTGATTTTTGGTTAATTCGATATTGTTTTCTGTTTCGTATGTTCTGATAAACGGTTCAATGTTATTCGGCACGGGGCATTCTTGATTGTAGAAAGTATCCAACAAGTCTTCCCCGAGGGATAATTCGATGTTGTACAATTCCGGAAGGGTGTACAAAACCATATTCCCGAATGTTTTTTTCACACAAAGTGTATTGATAACATCGCTTATGTTATCCAATTCAAAATAATTCATGAATTTGGACATTAAGTATTTCTTAGATATATAAAATTGATTGCTTTTGAATAGAATAAAATCATAAATCCATGCTTTGTATATGATAGATTGGTCGATTTGTAAAGAATAATTGTCCGCAATGTCACGGGCCTTTTCGAAAGATATAATGTTATCCGAAAGCATTACGAACTTGTATGGATTTTTCAATATTTCACTAAAACAATAGTCTGAATTGTTTCGGAACACATTAAGCAGTTTATATAAGGCGTTGTGATGAATGTCACATTTGGTCAAAAGTTGTATGTATACAAAGGATTTATCGGGTACTATTTCTATATCCGTTTTTATTAAATCAGAGTCAAACTCTTTTCGAATCGAAGAGTATTTTTGAAAGATATGTGACGCAATTTCCTTGTTTGATTTAGCTGTCGGCATATTGATATAATCTTTTTTACTGATTGATCGAAAGTAAGAATGAATAAATAAATCGTTTCAATTTTTAAATTTTTTGAGACGATTTCACAGGTGATTTTTTGTTTTAGTAGTAGACGAACTTTGTGGTGACTCGTTGGTCGGTTTTTGTGGAGACCTTTGAGGAGAGGGAGTTAAGACAATTTTTAAATAATCTTTTTTCGAATTACATTTATGAACAATCGTTTTGTATTGATTCACTATTTGTGTTCCGTCTGGACCTTTTCGAATAACGGGGTTTTTTAAGGTATGTCGGGTGACATCATAATAATAAATGTTCTTTGAAGAGTCTTTTGTGGTTTCGCGTAATACGAGTTTGATGGTGTTTTGGTGTTTAAATCTGGAGTATTTTGATGTTTCGTTGTTGATTAATTTGAACAGCATCGTTCCGAATTTTTTTGCAGCACTTCCGGGTTCTGCACCTTTGTAATATTGAGTCGGTGGAGACGAGAAACCGATATCGGATCCAAAAATTTTAAAGGATCGTTTCTTCTGATCCATTTTTAAATATGTAAAATTAATATTTAATCGATTTTTAAATCTGTTTATTTATTAAAAAATGACCCTATTTTCAAGTACAGGAACAGTCGATAGCAATGTATGGACACATGTAGCCGTTGTCTTAGACAAAGAAAAAAGTCTAGTTAAATTTTTCAGAGATAACGTGTTGGAGGGTTCTATTGACGCTTCTGCATTAAATTTGGTAAACAACAGCAATGTGATCTCTATTGGTAAGAATGACAACGGCGATTATTTTTCTGGTAAGTTAGACGATGTTCGCTTGTACGACCGCGCGATAACGACGGACGAAATCGCAGGACTATACAACGAAAAGTATAAGAACAATCTCATATTGCATTACGATTTTGAACAGTACGATCATGCAGCGGGTAAGGTGTATGACGAAAGCAAATACGGTACGCATGGTAATCTGATTAACAAGGAAATCGAATCAGAGGATTTTACCAAGGATATAGGGCAGTATGTTGTGTCAGGCACGGCGTTCAAAACTGAAGTGGATCAATACATCGAGATTCCCACGACTTCCAGCAACATTGTGCAAGGTAAAAGTTTGGAGAATTGCACTTTCGCCGCTTGGGTGAAAACGAACAACCTGAACTCTTTTGAACCCATCATTCACAAACCGGGTGTGTTCTCCTTTGGTCTGAATTACGGTCACGCCACCTTGCAATTGGGTGACGGCACGAAATTTCACGATCTGCCCGCTATGACATTGCCCGCTGTAAATGTAATTTCAGAACCGGTTACTACAAGTATTGTTCCCGTCCAACCCACCACCGAAAAACTGTTAACAGACATTAACTTCAACACTCCCATTCAGCTCTCTTCCGAGTTGCCCGGTCAAACATTGGAGTTCACCAGCGGCTACCAGGACGGTGGTGTGGCGGTGAAGATAAACGAAGCGCAACATATTGAACTGGACGGAAGCACCTTCTCGAATAACAACATGAACACTATGACTTTCAGCGCGTGGATCAAGCCCGATTCGGTTCAAGGAAACCAGACCATTTTGTCGCGATACGGTATGGAGAACACCATGAAATTGCAGATGGTGAACAACGAGCTTATGTTGAGCATCAACAATACAGATAACCCTGTCTTAGAGAGTTTGGCAGGTACTAAACAATACGATTTGTCAACATTTTCTTACAAGGTGAATGTTTCGGGTAGGGTGCGAGACTCCTCCGGTGGTAAGTTGTACATTTTCGCGCTTCGTAACGATTATACTGTTAGTTATTTAGAGGACCATCTGGTGGCTTTCGCGAAGGCGAATGTAATACACATTAATTTTGACAAGGACAATGTTGTGAAG